AAACCAAATCATTTCTTAAACAAGTTTCATCTGATAGTATATCTAATGTAGAAGCAATAATAGAATCACTGTCCATTAATTCATAATCAGTGTATAGTTGAATACGAGTTGTAGGATAGGATAAATCATTATTATAATTAAAGTTTAATCCACCTGTAGTAGTATAAACTTTATTATATCGATCATAAAGTGAGTTGGTTTGAATAGAACCAAGTTGTTGGATACGATCTGTATCCATTACTTTTAATTGGTTACCCCCAACATTCCTTATTATTACGTCTGTTGAAAATAATCTTTGTAATCTACCAAAAAATGAAGTATCTACCATAAAATTCTATTATATATTATAAATATTTAGATTTTAACCAAGAAGCCAACTGAAGTCTTCAGTTCCTCCTACCCCATCATCCATTTTATAGGGGTTATCTGCGGGATTATTATAGGAAAATATTCCAGGGGCCTGTTGAGTTGAGATATGAAAACTTCCTAAAGTAGCTCGAGTTAAATCTAAACCTTGTTGTCTAAAACGCAGGGCAGTATCACGTAAAAACAAACCGATACTAAATGCCATTACTAAGTCATCATTATACCCACTTTGTGATTGGGCTTTGCCGTTTTTCCACACGAAGGTTCTTAACTCATCTGTTAATCTTTTAGATTGTATTGTAACCGATTTTTCTTGAATATATGAAACTAATTTTGAAATGCAAAGTGGTCTTGTTTTCATTGATGTAGTAAAACCGGGTATCATACCTTGACCATTTTCCATTCTTGCTAATTGATTTTCATTAGCTCCCATTGTTGTATCAGCTTTAGAAGAATAATATAAATTTCTATAACTTCTATCTATTAATTGTTCAATTACACTCCATCCAATATTAGCATTTTCTACTACTAATAAGGCATCATTATATTCAGTTGCTATTGAAAATAATATATGAGCATAATCTTTAGTTTGAACTTGTGATCTAAATTCAGCTACTTGTTTAGCTTCCGCTACATCAAAAACATGAAATGCAGAATAGTCAGTACCATCACCTCTAGCAACATCGGCTACAACCATATAAGATTTAGAATAATCAGGTAGTTCCCATATCCATAAATCCCCTCCAGGACCCCTTCGTTCCATAGGCTCTACTACAAAAGTAGATTCTAAGAAATTAAGCATATCGGGTTCAATAACGGTATCTCCGGATGTGTTAAAATCACAATCACATTCTTGAGCGGCATGTCTAAGTCCTAAGATTTCATCTTGATCATCTCTCCATGTTTGATCTCTTTCAGGATGTACTGTCCAAGGTAATCTTAAAGGAACAAATTTATTTTCTTTAGCTTGAGCTTTAGTAAAAGATTTATGAAACCAATTACCTGTACCATAAGGTGTAGATAAGGCTAAACATTGTCCCCCAGTAGCTAAGGTTTGTTGAGCAGAAGCAAAAATCTCATCAATACCTTCAATAAAAGCTGCCTCATCAATAATAAGGAATGAAACGGCTTCTGAACGACCTGCATCTGATGTAGCACCTACTGCTTTAATTTGAGAACCATTAGTTAATTTAAGTGATAATTTGTTATTTTCAGCTGGTTTTTCGCCTGATTTCATCCATTTAGGTAAGTTATCGTATGCGAAACGTACTTTAGTAACCATATTTTTAGCAGTTTCTTGCTTAGTGGCTATACAAAGTATATTTTTATCTTTTTGAAATAACATTAACCATAAAGCATAAGCTGATGCTAATGTTGATATGCCTAACTGTCGGGATTTGTTAATGATAGTATACTCATTTTTTTGAATTTGTTGTAGTACTTTTTCTTGGAATGGGTATAGATTAAATTGAATTCTCCCTCGTTGGGGATGTTGAATCCAATAATATTTCTTCATAAAATAGATTGGGTCGCTATAACAGCGAACCCATTCTTGTTTTATGATTTCCTTTAAAGGAAGTTGTTGTTGATTTTCAGACATAACTAAAACTTATTTACACCCCAGCTTCTTTGTTTAATTCTTTTAATTTAGCAGTTAATTCTCTACCTATTTCCATATACTTATCGTATTCTTCTTGATCCTTAACCCCCTTCATTTTTTGGGCATTAGCGGCCATTTCAGCTTTAACATCCTTTATTTCTTTAGCTACATCTTTTTCAGTAGAAGAAGATTTAGGTTCGGACTTTGGCTCGGATTTAGGTGAATTTACTATTTTAAGAGTTGGAGAACTTACTTTTTTTTTTCTTCGGGTGCTGATCCACCTTTAGCATCTGCTATAGCTTGTGCTGGGTTTTCCATGTAAGTAGCCCATAGAGGAGAAGTTTTTGATAAGCCTTTAAAATAACTAATAACGTCAGCACTAATTGATGCTTTAGGAGCTATATTAGGAGTACCGGCTTTTCTACCTCTTTGTTGATTAGATCTTTCACCTTTATTTAATTCAATAAATCGGTTTAATTGATTATCATATAAATCATCTCCAGCTAATGCAGTTCTTACAGCTTGATCAGCTTTAATTTTTTTCTTAAGTTCTAATCCATTTAATTCTGGGTTAGCACTAATTACAGCTTCTATTGCGGATTTTAAATCCCCTGTTAATTGGGCCATTTCATCTAATGAGTCCATGTGGTCCATACCCTCCATGTTATCCATATCATCCATGTTATCCATTCCATAGTTTTCAGATAATAGAGAGGCCTTAGCTTTTTTTAAATCAAAATTGTCGTTAAAGTTCATTTTATTTTATAGTTTTTAATTAATATATTTTGGTATAAATATTACAAAGAAATGGTTTCTAATATTTGTTTTATACGCTGTTCTGTGGTACCTGATATTTGATGATAGTTTCTTATTCTGTGATTGTAATTTTTAAGTAGATTTGCAATAGTATTATCTATTAAATCTCTATATTCAGCATTAGTCTCACGGACTCCATTAACTTCTATTTCTACTCCTTCAGGAGATACATAAAAAATATAATCATATTCATTGATAAAATTACGAGCATATTCTTCATATGAAATTTTATCTGCTTCTTTTATAGATTTAGCAGCATTTGTAAATGCCATTACATCAATAACTGTTCTATCAGTTATTAAATTTTCATGCATTAATTCACTTACTCGTTCAGCTAAAAATATAGTTTGACCTTTTAAAGTAGAATCAGTATTTAATGGAATACCTAAATCTCTTAAATATTTACTACGTTCAGTAGCAAAAGTATAATCTTTAAATTGTGGTAATTCCTTTAAAGCATTAACTAAAGTGGTTTTTCCGGTACTTTGAGCCCCTGTAATTCCTATACGCATAACTTGTTTTTTAAAATTGTATTAATATTATTAAATTCTTTATATGGTATTTCAAGATAATTAATTTTTTCTTGGTAGCAAAATTCTTTTTTAATTTTGTCTCTATATTTTCTTCCTTCTAACCCCCCATTTCTACTTTCAAAATAATTACCCATTTTTTTATAATGCTGTTCACCTTGATATTCTATTACTAGATTATATTTAGGGATAAAGAAGTCAAATGGTAGTTTTTTATTAGTTTTTGGATTAAAACATTTATCAAACTTATGTTCTCTTACATATTCTATATCATTTTTTATAAGATATTTTTCAACTTCATCTTCACCTTTAGATATATTACAATAGGGGCAATTAACCCCCTTAGCATGGAGTTGAGGCCTCATTAAAAATTCTTTATGTTTAGAACATACTATTATAACTTTATTTAACATTCCACTTCCTTCAAATTCTTTTACTAAAGAATAATCATATCTATCACCATGAACTTTTTTAAATTTTTCTATCCATTGTTCCTTAGTAAATTTTCTAGCATTTCTTACATTATCACCCATACATTTTATACAACCTTGACCAAACACATGATTATTGGGTTGTTGTTCAAATTCACCATGTTTAGAGCAGATTATTTTTATTTTAGTAGTGGCATTAATATATTCTACTAGGGAATAATCGTACTTATTACCATGTTTTAGTCTAGATTTTTCTATAAATTTATTATTAGTAATGGGTTTAGGGCCTACTTTCATATTAATTAGTTTTATCGACAATAAATATGTAATAAAGTAGGAAAAACTATCCTATTTTCATAACTTATAATTTTATAATACATTAATATAATAAGGCTCCCTACGGGAGCCAAACTTATTTATTAAAATCTTGATTTTACTTGTGGATTCTTATCTGGTGGTACTCCGTTTCTATCTTTACGTGCTTCAATCCAATCTTCTTTAGTGTATTGAAACCCATATAAATAGTATTCATCTTTTTTCTTCATTTCTTTAGGATATCTAATAGCCACATGATCCCAACAATGAAATTTATTATCAAAAAAAGTAATTTGTATTTTATCAGGTGTTTTTATAGTGCGTGTTCTATAATCGTTTATAACATTTTCCATATGTTTTTAATTTGTTAAACATTTACTTATAAATATAATAAGGCTCCCTTAGGGAGCCAAATTTGTTTTTAAATATATTTTATTTTAAGGTATAAAACTTAATGCAAAATTAGCTACTTGTTGTTCTTCTTCAGTTCCATTTTGAGCATAATATTCTATTTGATCATGATAATCTTTTAATTTAGAATTATACATACCATTTTCATCAAACATTTCAGCGCGAGTAATACCCTCTAAATATTTTGTATAAGATTTAACTAACTGTTTAAATGGGAGTGCAGGTATACCTACTTCAATTTCTTTTAATGATTTTTCATGGTAATTATTTATTTTAATTAACGCATTCGAATCTAATTGGACTCCTTCTTCGAAATCAAACATAATATGACTATACCAATCATTAACAAGTTTTACTGTGTATTGTTTGTTTGTTAAACCCGGGTAATCTATTTTTATAGTATCTCCTTTTTTAATATCTCTATAATTAAAATTAGGGATATATTTTGTAAAATCCCAAATTCTACCAGGTATTCCTACTTCGATTTCTTTTAATGATTTTTCATTTTTTTTATTAATTTTAATTAAATCATAATCATATAAAAAACTTCCATCAGTAAAACTTATAGTACTATCCCAATCACTATTAACACTTTTTACTTTTAATGTACCATAAGGTGTAACAGGATTAAGTTGAGGTATAATTATAATATCCTCTTCTTTAATATCCTTATAATTAAAATTAGGGATATATTTTGTAAAATCCCAAATTCTACCAGGTAGACCTACTTCGATTTCATCTAAATTACCAAGTATAATTTTTTCAAATTCAGGTTTCATTAATTCCCAAAGATCATTTCCATCTCTAATTTCAGTTATGTAATTAAGATTTTCAAAATCACTTATACCAGGTATCATTACCCAAGTCCCATTAGCTGCTTCTTTAGCAAATCTCTCAACTTCATTATGATCATAATCAATATCATAGATATTCTCATTATCAGGATTAAGATCATAAATTAAATTACGACCTAACCAATAAAAATATGATTCTAAAAATACTTTAAAGGGAATAACAGGTCCCTTTATTTTGTTACCTACCCAATCCATTACATCATTAAATACACTTCCAGCTTCAAAATATTGTTGAGGAATAGTAGGATTAAATTTAGCTATAGTTTCTATAATATTAATTACCTCATCATCATTATCCATATCAACAGTTTCTATATTTGGGAGCTTAAGACGATAGGCTTTATTAGAGATTCCTACTTCGATTTCATTTAAAGAATCAGCATCTTCCATTTCTAATTCAGATATATCATATATCCTTTTACCATATTGTCCTACACTACCTATAATACCTCTAGATATATCTTGATCATCTAATAATGAATAACCAGAAATATTTCTTTTAACTACTTTATCATTTTCATCTACTAATACCCATTTTTCAAATACCTCGCCCTCATTAGATTCAGGCAATAATATTAAGTTTTTTCCCTTATCTTTTATAATATATGGTAATCCATATATTAATTCTAAATAATCCGTATTTTCGTTGTATTTTTGAGTTAACTGTACTATTATTTTTCTTTCTTCAGATGTTAATTTACCCCATTGTTTTACACTTATGGGTTTAGCATCTACTCTTTGTCGTGGTTGAGCATTTAAATTAGCTAATTGCTCATCAGATAAATTAGTACTACTTGTAAAAACCCAAGGCTCAAATAATTTAGAATATACTTCAAATAAAGCTTTTAATTTAGGATTTTTAATGTATTTAGCGGCAGCTGGAGGTAAAAATCCTAATTTATTTGCTTGCTTTTCCACATATTGTTGGGTAATTTTAGGGCCAAAGTATTTTTCTATTAACTCAAAAGTCAAATATGATGCCCCATTAGTACCTCCTTTACCAAATTCATTGTAATATTCTTCTTTTTCTTCATCTGTTAAAAATGGTACAAATGGTAAAGGTAAAACATTAGATGTAAATTTTTTAGTTTTAATATCATCTAGGGCTCTAGTAAATCTAAATCTAGCATAACTTCTTGATAAAGCATTACTATCTTTTATATCATTATAAGTAGGTTTAAACCCATTACCTGTTCTAAGAGCTAAATTTTTTAAATCTACTGGTAATAAATTAAACATTTCAGAAGTGAAAGCATTGGTTTGGTCTGCTCTTCTTGAAATATATATTTTTTGTTGATTTCTATTTAATTTTTTAAATTGTTCAAAATTTAAAATTTTATCTCTTATTAGGGCTTCATCTGTTTCTTTATTAGATGGTTCAATATATTTAAATACATCTTTAATATTTCTTACTTTGTCCCATGCTTTCTTCCCACTTTCTCCTCCATGTTTAATCATAAAGGCTCCTACTTGTTCCCATGAAATTCCTTTATCCCCTCCTGTAGCTTCATGATTAGACCCCCATACGTTACAAGCATCTGTTACTCCATATCCTCCATCATCAAAAACATGTATTACAAAAAAATGATACCAGTTTATAAAATTTTCTCTATTATTGGGATCACCTTCTATATCAGCGTTTTGAGTAGTATCTGCTACATAGTAAAAACTTCTAAAAGCCCCTCCTCTACCAAAACGGTATGTATAATATTGATTAGCAGAATCTTCTTTTCTTCCTATACAAAATCCATAAGGATAAATCTTATCATCTTTTCCTTTGTATTTAAAAACATAGTTTAATTTAACACATCCTTCATAGCTACTTCCCTCATATACTTTTAAACCATTTCCACTATAAGTTACAGGTATCCCTTGAACATCAACAAAATCAGCATCTTGAACCGTATTAAAATCTTTAGTGGTTTTTTCACCTTTTGTACCGTAGGCATCTATAATAGTCTCTAAATCTTTCCAAGTATAATTTAAAATATCCTGTGAATTAAGAATTTTTTGGGTTTTAGGATCAGGTTCAGTAAACTTTTTAGGTACTACCATCCCACCTGCTTCTCCTTTTAACCCAGCTTCTATTTTTTTAGGAAGATTTGATTTAATCTGTTCAAATCTATTTATTTTTAATTTAATATCATCCACTGATAGAGTGTTTCTCATTTCTTTTTGAAACTTCTCTATCATTTGATTAATAATTTTTTCAGAATATTCTCTTAAAATAGATTTTTTAGATTCGTCTATAGTGTCAAAATCTTTTACTTTGTATATTTTATCTATTTTAATTTGTCTATCATCGAATACTATACGCACTCCTCCCTTACTATGAGTATTCCCATCAATACCTGCTCTTACTAAAAACATAGAAGTATCATGACCGGCGACATAAGTAATTTGTCGATCAGTTCCTAAAGAATATTTATTTTTTTTATTATTAAGGATGTATTGATTTATATACTCATACACAGTACTTGGAGACATATCAGAATTAACTTCAAATTCTTCCCATCCTTCTTTTTGTGCTTCTTTATTAATTTTATCTATTTGATTTTGTGAAGTCTTTCTAAGATCCCAATCTAAATAATCAGGAGTTTTACCAGGAAACAACGTAACTTTATATAAATAACTACTTGGTTCGTGTTCTACTTCTAAATCTTTTATAATTTCAATAAAGCGTTTATAATCTTTTATAAGATCTTCTTTCCCTTCAAAATCGGGTTCTTCTTCTAAAAGTGAAATATTTTCTTCAGCATATTCAATATAATCTTGAGAAGTTTTTAAACCTGAAGGTAAACCGAAGAATATTTCGTTTTCATATTCTAGTCCTAAATCTTCAGGAGTTTTACCTTGAAATAGTGTTTTAGTTTTATTCGAATTACTACCAGCTTGTACATAACTCTTAGCAGTTTTAACATTTGTTCCAAAATATAATCCCCAACCAAACATTTGAGAACCAGATCCTCCTCCTATACCTTCTTTTTTAAAAGAAGTAAAATAGTTAGATGAACCATGATATGCTTTTTCCTCTTCCTTTAAAATTTTTAATTTATTTATTTTCATTTCACTTAATTTATCTGCTCTTAAAAATTTATTTTGTAAATAATCTTGAAATTCAGGATTATATGTTAAAATAGTATCAGGCCAATCTAAAATACCATCTAATGTTTTTTCTGTTATATATTTAAAATCATTTTCATCATATTCTCCTTCACCCCAGTTCCCCTGTTCCATTTCATCTTTAACAGCCTTAATACATTTATGATATAAACTATTAATATCAATTTCATCAAAATAATAACCCCAAGTTAATTTTTCTAAATATTTTTTTAATCTTGTATTTTCTTCTAGATAATTTTCAATATCTTCTCTAGTTACAAGATTAGAATTAGAATTAGTAAGTAATATTTCTTCACCATTATAATACAATTCATAATTGTTAGCTATCATTTGTTCTATAATAAAAGAAGCAACTATATTATAATTGCTGTCTCCATTAGGTACATCAACTTCATCAAGTAAATAATCTAAATAGGTTTGACCAAATTCGGTCATTAATCCTTTTATATAAGATATAACTTTATCTTTAATAGTATTTAAAGTCTCTCTTGATAATGAATTATCAGGAATCCCTACTTCGATTTCTTTTAATAGATTACCTAATTTAATCATAATATTATGTCTTTTTTAATAATACATTTTCAGAAAGGTATTTTTTAAAATCAAATTCTTTATTTTCATCTAATCCTGTATTATAAAAATCATCTGTTTTTAGATCATCTCTAATTTCTTCCATAGTTTTTAAAGCCCAGCTTCTTTGACGAGAAGTTAAAGAATCATTTATAGCACTTTCTATAAATTCAACAAAATCTCCTTCAGGTAATTTATATACTTCTGTAAAGAATAATTCACGCACTCTTGGATCATCTATATTACTATCTAAATATAAATCACTAAGAGCATCATAAATAAATTTACCATATTGTAAATCTCTAGGTTCATTATCTAAAGTATCTATGGCATTTACTATTCGTTTATTTTTTTCTTTATCAGCACCAAATCCTTCAGTACCCACGATTTCATATATTCCTTTTACAATTTCATGAAGTAATATTGGAAAACAAATTGCTCTAGCTTTAACTACAAATTGATCATTTTCTTCATCGTATTCAGCTTTACTAGAACCTCCAGCACTATTTCGACTTTGAGCTATCATAGCTAATAACATTGCTATAGCATCTTCATTATCGTAAATACCAAAAGCTAATTCTAAAATTTCTTTGTATTTATCTATTAACCCTTGATTAATATCATCTAAATGTTCTTTAAATAATAAAAAGGCAAATGCTCCTCTAACTGAGGCTCCTTGAGTTATACCATTTATAATACGGCGTTTAGCCATAACATAATCTGGGAATTCTGGGTTAGTTGGAGAGGGAGGGTCAGGTTTATTTTGGTTAAGTTGTACTTCTTGTTGGGGTACAATTTTGGCGTCTATTCTAATATTAGCATATGTTATAATAGGAAATATATCCGTTGCTATATCTACTGCTAGTTTATCAAGATAAGATAGATAATCTTCTTCAGCTTCAATAATTTGGGGTATTAACTCTGATGTTTTTCCCATAACTTGGCGAAGATCTTTACCTTTTAACATTTTTTGTAAAGATTCTCCTGATTTTGATTTTAAAGAAGCTATAGTATCAGGGCGAAAAATTTTTTCGTAGTCAATTTCAAATAAAGGCTTTTTCATTACTGTTGAGAATTTTTAAAACGTTGTACAATTTTATTAAGAATATCCTGTTCAGTTTCTTTTAAATTTATCTCGTTTTTAGGAGCAGGGTCTACATTAGGATTACCTACTCTACGAAGAGGTTTTCTAGGTTCTTTAACAGGAGGTCTTTCGATAGTTTCTTTATCAGTATCAGGAGAAGAAGGAGAACGTTGTGGTTGGTTTTCTTTTAGAATTCCTTCCATAGCTTCACGTACAGCTTTTTTTACGTAAATTTTAAGTGATTGTTTATCCATTATATTAGTTTTAATATAAATATTAAGGACAAATAGAAAATTTAAACTACATTGTATTCTACACCACCGGTTTTTAAATTAACAATACCTTGGATGTTAATCATTCTGTAGTCTTTTGTTTGGACATCATAACAAGGTATTAATCCTTTAGTATTAGGATCATAAGGAAGTACTCCACCTCTTAAGTAAGCTTTAACACCTAAACGAGCATTCATTGTTCGTTTTTCACCATTAGACTTTTTAATAAAAGTAACAGTAAACATTCTTCCTTTGGTTTCTCTTATTTTTTGGGCGGCTTCTAATTTTGAAATATTTTGAAGAGGCTGTTCTTTAGGGAGTGTAGATTCAGGTTGGTCAGGTTCGGGAGCGGGTTCGGCTTCAGGTTCTATTTGGTCTCCTATACTAAGTTCATCAACTTCAAAAAGTTTTTTTAATTCTTCCTTAATAATTTCTTTTAATAGTGATCTTTTCATTATCCTAATTCTTCAAAGTCGTCATTTTTATCTAAATAAAATTTATCTTCTTTACCTTTATTATTTGATAAAGATAATTCAATATCATTACCTACTAATTTTTTATTAGTAACAGTAACAGTATCTCCTTTTTTAAATACACCTATATCACCTCTTAAGGTAAACTCATCACCAACTTTAATTTGGACTTCTTGTACTTCTTTAAGGTATTCGTTTAGTTTCATCTTAAATAAATATTATTCTTTAATTTTTTTATGCAATTGATTAGTAGTTATAGCTTCATATGTTCTATTAGCTACAGTATGATATTTGTGGCAATCATTACATTGTACCTGAACACGTGGGGTTCCTGCTGCAGTATATCTAGTTTGAGAATGTCTTAAATCATCTGAACCACATTCAGGGCAAGTTGTTTTTTCTCCTGTTTCTAATACGCCAAAGTGGGTTTTATGAGGTGCATAATTTTTAAGATGGTGAAATACTTTTTCTAAAATTACAACATCGTTTTTACAATATTCAACCATAGTTTTCATGGCAGTTTGACTATTGTTTAACACAATGTCTTTCCATAAATCAAAACCACCTGTTTCAGATTTTTCACCTACATTTAAATATTGAGCAATATAATTTAAAGTATTACTATTAAATCTAAATTTAGAACGTGCTTGTTTTAAGGTATCAATTGTAGTATAATTAGGAAAACAAGGAATCCCATGAAATAAACAACGTGTTCTAATCCAAGGTAAATCAAATTTATCTCCATTATGGCCTACTAATTCTTTAGCATCGTTAGCTACTAATATAAATTTTTCTAGCATTTCTTTATCATTTTGATTCTTATCCCAATTTAAAGAATACACTTTATCTTCATCTTCCCATTTATAGCAAATGCAAATAATAGCTCTCTCTTTAATGATATTGCCATAGGGTACATTTAATTTATACCCAGATTGCCAGAAAAATCCAATATTTGGGCTAGTTTCGATATCAAAAAATAATCTTTTTTTATTAAATTTATTCATAACATATAGTTAAATTTACACAATATAAGAAGGCTCCTTTGGGGAGCCAAACTTATTTTTATTTTTTTTGAATTAATTTTATTCTTAAAGGAAGTCTTGCTTCTTGCAACTCAGTTGGAGGATTTTCTTCAGGTGGAGTTTCTGTTGGTAATTCTCCTTCAGGTGGTGTTTCAACTGAAGACATTTCACTATCACTTCCACCTTGTAAATCAGCCTGGTTATTAGTTTCAGAATTAGGACCTTCAGCTGCTGGAGGTATACCTAATTCTAAAAGTTGTGCTATTGAGTTAATAGCATATTCTTCTTCAGATAAATTTCTTAGATCATATTTTTTACCTACTATTTTTGCTACATAACCATCAGGGGCATATATTAAATAAAATTCTTGGTTATTATGTAATAAAACTCTGAATGTAGTGGGTTTAGGGGCTACTATGAATATTCCTGTTAAGTAATCTCTAAATGATGGTGTTAATAAATCCACCATAGTATCATTTAAAGAAGAATATTTATCTAAAATAAATTCTAATGGATTACCTTCAAAAGTTAAAGGTTCAGAATTTTTTAAATCTTCAATTTCTTCTCTAATTAATTTTCTTAATTCTTTAAGGGGTGATTTAACTTTAACTTCCTTACCATTAATGCTTATCATATCTTTAAAAAATTTTCTTCTAGTAACTCCATTTTTATCTTTAAAATATCCAAATTCATCATTTTGAGCATTATTAAAATAATAAGTCATTTTAGGATCTTGTTTAAACCTAACAGGGAATAATATATCCATTTTAGCTCGTATTTGAGGTAGTGTTAATTCTAACATTATTTTTCTATTATATTAATTAGTAAATTTGTAGATCCCTTTAATACTCTATGATAGGTTCCCTTAGCTATAAATATAGTGTCTCCTTCTTTAAGAATAAAAGGCAATTCATTATCTCTTTGAAATTGCCAATCTTTTCCCTCTAATATAGTAACATATCGATCTTTTTTATCTCTATGCCATTTTAATTCATCATTATCTATATCAACTTTAAATTCACGTAAACGGGAATTATTATCTATAACTTCTTGGTAGGGTTTCATTATACTTCTGTTGTAGTTATTTCATCAGAACTTCTAAATCCTATTACACCAGGTACTTTTTTAATATCTTCTGTTATTTTTTTAACTATAGATTCTTTACTAGCGTTTTCTTGTTTTGAGTATGGATAGGGGTCAATTTTTACTTCAATTCTAGTTCTATCATATTTTGAAGTAGGATCATCTTCCATATCTATACTACGTACAATAGTAACAGCAAGTAAAGAGCGAATATCAGATAAGATATCTTTTTGATTACGTACTTCACCATCTGTTATAAGGACACCATTTAAATGGTAGATTTCATCCTGGGATTCGTTTAATAAGTTGCTTAATTTTATCATTTTATTAGTATATTGCGTTTTTAATGTATCGCCAATAGATAATATTGGGGCCAAATTTTGTTTTATGAATAATAATATCTCTATATCTATACCTATCTTCTTTTAAAGGATTAATAGAAAAATCTATTCTATCATCATTATTATTAATCCAAAATTCACTATCTACAGTATAATTACCATATTGTTCTATATCAGCATTATACCACCCATCTAATACATCTTCCCATCCTTCTTCCGTATTATCTCCTTCAGAATTCCAAATAGCATCTATTAATTCTTCTTTGCTAGAGGGATTTTCCCTTAAATATTGAGCTAACTCATCATTATTTTTGAATTTAGGAATACCTATACCTACTTCTATTTCTTTTAATAAGTTGCTTAATTTTATCATTTTATTTATTTTTAGTAAAAGTACCAATAAAGTTCATTTGGACCAAATTTTACTCTATATTCTTTTGTAGTGATTCCAAGTTTCTCAGGAGATATAGGATGAGTAGATATATGTGCCTCATCACCCTCCATTCCATTAGTTACTGATATTTCATCATCTATATTATATTCACCATATTGTATTATATCATTATTATGCCACCCTTGTAATACATAATCCCAACTATCCTCATCTCCACCTCTCCAATCAAGATCCCAAATAGCATCTATTAGTTCTTTTTTACTAGAGGGATTTTTTCTTAAGTATTGAGCTAATTCGTCATTATTTTTGAATTTAGGAATAGCTATACCTACTTCTATTTCACTTAATAGATTGATTAATTTTATCATGGGTGGTTATATATTACTATTACATCTTCTCCATCATTAGCTTCGGCTTCAAATGAATATTGTGAAGGTAAATTTCTTTCAACAAAACTTTTTACTATATTAAAACGTTTTCTTCCTAAAGGTACTATATAAATCA